CTTGAGACGGAGCGGGACGCGCTGTCAGAGGCCGTCCGGCTGCTGTTGGAGCCTGAGCCGGATATGGAGCGCGTGCAGGACATTCTGATGGGGGCTGGTGATGACCGATACTGACGAGCAAGCAGCCCGCATGAGGGACATGTGGTCTGCGGTGGTATTAACATCAATCAATGACGCAATTCACCATGCCTCAAGGGAATCCAAAAAGAACAAAGGCCGGGCGCTGAAAACCCTTGAATTGTGGGCAAACTCGCGGGATGGTCGGGAAGTGCTCAGTCTGGCTGGCATCGACCCCGACAAGCGTACCACTGACTGCATGTTGGCATTCGCGGCCAAGGGTGTGCCACCCACAATGTCGCGCAAAAGGGGGGACCAAGCTATGATGCGCGGGATGTCGCGGATTTATTTGTATGCTTTGAAGGAGACAGACCAATGAGCGAAGATATTCACGTTCCCATTATTGAGATAACAGATGGGTGGACAGTTGACGAAATACAGAACGAGGATGACTGTGACGATGCGTTTGCCGTCCTTACGGCCATCATTGTGAACATTGAAGTCAAACTGGAAACTCTTGAAATGCAGCGGCTTGACAAGACTGATTCCTACATCAAGACAAAAGCCGCCTTGCGCTGGAAAAAGGCGGCAATGTCAGTTGTGAACAACAAACGCGGGAAGTTCAAACGCCAACAGACCGAGGAACTTCAGGGCTCCAATGACGCGCGTGTCTTGATGTATCTCAAGGCGATGCACTACGAAGCCTACATGGAAGCCCAGAGGCATGTCGATGCGGGAACAGACCAATGATGCCCGCCCCACGCGCCGCCGCCGTTAAATTCTGGCGCGAACATACGGCTGCCGGGAGGAGTATAAAATGATGCCTGCACCGAAATTTCCCCAATATAAGACGGTTCCGACCGCTAGCCTGATACCCTACGTACGCAACGCTCGCACACATTCGCCGCAGCAGGTGGACAAAATCGCGGCTTCGATCCGTGAATTTGGGTTTCTGTCACCTATAATTACGGACGGGCAAAACGGCATTTTGGCGGGCCACGGGCGCGTCATGGCGGCCCAGAAGCTGGGGCTTGATACGCTGCCGACGATTGACGCGGCGCACCTGACCGAGGCGCAGCGGCGCGCCTATGTGCTGGCAGACAACCGCACGGCATTGGACGCAGGCTGGGACAACGACCTGCTCAAGATCGAGTTGCAGGACCTGGAAGCTGAGGGGTTCGACCTGTCATTGACCGGGTTTGACTTGGGTGAAATTGCCGCGCTGACACTGGACGAGATCGAGGGCCTGACCGATCCCGACGCGGTGCCTGACGCGCCTGCCGTGCCCGTGACGGTCCTGGGCGACGTGTGGCTGCTGGGGCGGCATCGGCTGATGTGCGGTGACTCGACCAGCATTGACGCGGTGGAGCGGCTGATGGATGGGCAGAAGGCTGATATGGTGTTTACCGATCCGCCTTATGGAATGTTCCTTGATGCTGATTACTCTGGCATGAAGTCAGAGTTTAAAGCCTCCACGGGTGGAAATAAATATAATAACATTGTTGGGGATCACGATGATTTTAATCCAGAGTTTATCAATGCAATATTTGCAGCGTTTGACTATTGTAAAGAGATATTTCTTTGGGGGGCGGATTACTACTCAGAACTAATACCTCAAAAAAACAATGGGTCTTGGATTGTGTGGGATAAGCGCGGCGACGAAAAGTGCGGACAAGATGTTCGGTTCTACATTTGAACTTTGCTGGTCCAAGGCGCGGCACAAGAGGATGATGGCCCGTGTAAAGTGGGCCGGGATATTTGGAATGGAAAAGACGACACAAAGAAGCGGGTTCATCCAACTCAAAAACCTGTCGATTTGGTCATTTGGTTCTTTGATTATTTTTCAATGGCCGACAAAAAATCATCGTTGACCTATTCGGCGGCAGCGGCTCAACCCTGATCGCCTGCGAAAAGACCGCCCGCGACTGCCGGATGATGGAACTCGACCCCAAATATTGTGACGTCATAATCCAACGCTGGCAGAACTTCACCGGCCAGACCGCCACCCTTGAGGCGACGGGCCAGCCGTTCGGCCCGTAGACCCTCAGCGCAATTGAAACAGTTTGTCCGTGCGAAGGGCGTCAAGCTGAGCCTCGACCACATCCATCATGGCGCGGACCTCAGGGTCCATGTTGGCAACGTCAAGGCGCATGACTTCTTTTTGAAAGTTGAAGATCATGTTGCTAAGGGCGGTGTATTGGTCTTGCATGGTGTGGCTCCTTGCCGGTGTGTCTCTCTGCATCCTTATTACCCGTTATTACTCACCGTGTCAAGCGCCTTGTCAACAATAATTCCCCGCGCTATATTTAACGTATGGATGGAATGCCTAAAAAACCCTGCGGCCGCAAACAGCACGCGCCGACCGATGCGCAGCGCAAGCTTGTCGAGCTTCACGCGACGGTCGGCACGACCCAGGACATGATCGCCCGCGTGATAGGTATCGACAAAAAGACGTTGCGGCTGCACTACCGCGACGAGTTGGACCTATCTATGGCGAAAGCAAACGCCACAATCGGCGGCGCGCTGTTCAACAAAGCCAAAGGCGGCGACACGGCGTCCATGACATTCTGGCTCAAGACGCGCGCCCGGTGGCGCGAAACGTCCGACGTGAACCATGTTAGCGAGGACGGCAGCATGTCGCCAAAGGCCGCGCTGGACGTATCCGCCTGTCACCTGAAGCTCTGGCGGAAATTGTGGCGCTTGGCGATGCAACTGACACCGATTGACATCATTGCCGCCGAAAGGGAACTGTGCCGCCGATCACTGGCATACTTTGCACGGCGCGCCTGGCACGTCCTGGAGCCGTCCACGCCGCTCAAGTGGGGCTGGGCACTGGACGCTATCTGTGCGCACCTGGAAGCCGTCACGCGGGGCGACATCAACCGCCTGCTGATGAACGTCCCACCCGGCACCATGAAGTCGCTGTTGACCGGCGTGATCTGGCCCGCTTGGGAATGGGGGCCTAAAGAATTGCCGCACACGAGGTTCCTTGGCACGGCGCACAAGCAAGACTTGGCCGTCCGGGATGCAATGAAATGCCGCCGCCTGATCCAGTCGGACTGGTATCAAAAGCGCTGGCCGATGGTCCTGATGGCGGACAATAACGCCAAGCTGCGGTTTGAAAATGACAAGACAGGGTTCAGGGAAGCCATGGCCTTTGAAGGAATGACCGGCTCGCGCGGCGATAGGGTTCTGATCGACGATCCGCACAGCGTTGCGGATGCCAACAGCGTCCAGAAACTTGCCACAGGCGTTGCGACATTCAGGGAAGCCCTGCCGTCCCGCGTCAACAATGAAGATTCCGCAATTGTAATCATTATGCAGCGATTGCACGAGTCTGACGTATCCGACGTGGCAATTGATTTGGGTTACACGCACCTGTGCCTGCCGATGCGGTTTGAAGCCGACCGCCGATGCGTCACGCCATTTTATACCGACCCGCGAACAATCGAAGGCGAACTGCTGTTTCCTGATCGGTTCCCAGAGGACCAAGTGGTCGATCTTGAAGAGACCATGGGCATCTACGCCAGCGCCGGTCAGCTTCAACAGCGCCCCGCACCGCGCGGCGGCGGCATGTTCAAGCGGTCAGACTTCCGCGTCATCCAAGCTGAGCCTGCAGGCTATCGGTGGGTGCGCGGCTGGGACTTGGCCGCAACTGACGATCCGTCGGCGGCCCGGACTGCTGGCGTAAAGATGGGAATCGGCCCAGACAACCGATTGTGCATCGCCCACGTCGTCAAAGATCAGGTAAACGCGGCTGGTGTGGAGCGGCTGCTGGGCAGCACCGCGGCGGCCGATGGGCGGGCGGTGCGTGGCTCAATCCCGCAGGATCCCGGCTCTGCAGGTAAATCATGGGCTTTGCATCTTCTCAAATCGTCGCTGATGGGTTACAGTTACACAGCTAGCCCTGAAACGGGCGACAAAGAAACGCGCGCAATGCCCCTGGCGGCACAGGTTGAGGCCGGTAACGTGGACATTGTGGCAGGCGATTGGAATGGTGAATTCTTGGACGAAGCTGCGACGTTCCCGATGGGTAAGTTCAAAGACCAAATTGATGCCGCGACACGCGCGTTTGATATGCTGGCGGGCGCAAACAATTCATGGGCTGGAACGATATGAATATCATGGACGGCCTGCGCAACATCGTCGCCAATCTCGGCACGGATCGGGACAAGGTTGCGCACAGCCATTATTACAACACCACAATCGCCGACGATCAGCTTGTCGCCATGTATCGCACCAGCGCCATTGCCCGCAACGTTGTGGACTTGCCCGCTGAGGATGCGACCCGTGAATGGCGGGAATGGCAAGCCGATGCGGTGCAGATCGCGGCGATTGAAGCTGAGGAAAAGCGTCTGGGCTTGCAGGGCAAGACGATGCAAAACCTCAAGCGCGCGCGGCTGTTCGGCGGCGCTGCAATCTATATCGGCACGCGCGACCTGGACGCATCAAAACCGCTGGATCCGGCCCGGATCGGCAAGGGCGGACTGCAATATCTTGCGGTTTTGAACAGGTCGGAAATTACCGCCGGTGAAATCCAGCGCGACCCGCGCCTGCCTGGGTTTGGCAAGCCGATCATGTATCGGATGAACCCTGCCACCGGCGCATCGGTTGATATCCACCCAAGCCGACTCGTCATCGCGACAGGCGAGGAAGTGCCAGATGATCGGTATTCCGCATACCCTGGCTGGGGTGACAGCACGTTGAATGCCACGATCAGCGCCGTGCGGAACCTGGACGCCACAATCGCCAACGTCGCATCGCTGATATTTGAGGCCAAGGTGGACGTGATCGGCATCAACGGATTCAACGAGGGGCTGCGCAGCGGTGGCCAGTCGTATGAGGATGTTGTGCTGGCCCGAACCAGCCTGACGGCGCGCGGCAAGGGCATCAACGGCGCGCTGCTGATGGACGCCGAGGACACATACGATCAGAAAACCGCGAGCTTTGCCACGCTGCCGGACATCATCGACCGCTTTATGCAGATGGTATCGGCGGCATCGGGCGTCCCTATGACGCGGCTTTTCGGCATTTCAGCGGCGGGCTTGAACGCGACTGGCGCTGGCGATGAAAAGGTTTATTTCGACAGGGGTGCGGGTCATGCAAACGCTTGATC